GTGCGACCGTGAGCGCGGTGTCTGCACGCTGGTTTGTTGGGATCGGATACGTGGTGTTATTGATCAGCACATTCGGATCACCGCCAGCTTCTGCGAAGTTGATGGTGTTGAACTCAACGAAAGAGGACCAGTCATCCACGCCGTCAAGGAAGCTGCCCTTTCGGTAGAACTTCTCTTTGATCACGTCTATCCACACTTCCTTATTGACGCCGGCATAAGCGGCGTGCGTAGGCAATTTGTGCCCGAAGTAGATATAGTAGACCGTACGGAAAGCAAAAGCGATGAATGCGCCAGTAAGTGGGTCAAAGCCCGGAGCAAACACAGCGAGACCGAAACCGACCACAAGGGCCAGCACCACGGACAGTAAAAAGGAGATTAAAAATTTCATGGTTATTTCGAGGTTAAAAAATTTACACTTTGTGTTTAGCTCACAGGCTCTTTCCCGTATTTGGCTTTGTATAAGCGCTTGTACTTGGCCATGTCGCTAGCCTTCAGCTCGGCGATCTTGCCAGCATAGTGAAGCTTGGTCCATTCAGCGGCGTCTTTCTCGCGATCTGTTTCTGTTACTTCAGGGTCGTTCCCGTCTTTCAACTGAAGACCAGTAAATCCTTTCTTTGCATCCAGGATAGACTTCACGGCGGTATATCCCTCTTCACTCGCAGCGGCGAGTTTCAGGTAGCCTTCACGTTCTGCCTTGACGATCTTTCCGGAAGTCTCAGCACCATCGACAAGCGCTTCCGCTTTGCCTTTTAAAGCATCTTTAGCGCTGTTTGAAAGCTGAGTTTCCAGTTCAGTGACCTTTGTAGTGAGCTGCGTGATCTTGTCATCTTTGGTCTTTCCCTCATTGAGGGCTTTGTCAATCACAAGCACAACCTCGTCCTCTGTGGCTGTGTCTGAGAGGCTCAGCGCAGTAATAGCGGCGAGCTTGGCAATGATCTTCTTCATTGATGTTTGGTTTTTGTTAAAAATGGATTTCAGTTCGTTAGGCTCAACAGACTTGCCCCTGAGTGTAAGGCGGGTCGCGTTTTTATTTCCCGGAATATCCACAATGCTCACTTCCATAAGTTCACACTTACTTACAGTGGGCAATGTTTGTCCTGGAAGCATTAACTGAGGATCTTCCGTTACCTCGACTGGATCGATGTTCAGGCTTACCGTGTTCAAAAATTTCTTTTCGAACTTCTTTTTTACTTTCAGCGCGAATTCATCATCCTCATCAAAAACAAGATCACCGAGAAGCTGTCCGGCTTCCTTACGGATGTTTTCAACACGTCCTATCGGGAGCAGCTCAGGATTTTCATAACCCGCCCGGATGTGCATGTACAGCAGTACCGGGTTCTTCTTATAGAACTTCAGCTCGATACCACTGGTCAGTATCCTATAGCCATACCGGTTGACTGATTCATCTGAGATAATTACTGTCATGAGCTTTCGTGTCTGTTTGACTTTGAAAGCCCAAATCTGAAGTCAAGGCGAAAGTTTTTAAAATCGGTGTGAACAGATGATAATACCCATTATCATTATGATAGTACCCATTATCATCTGTTATAAACTTTTTTAGAAGCCGAAGCGATGATAACACCTTTGCAACATCAAGAGAGAAAATCTTTTACGCATGGCAAAGGACACCGAACGCGAACTCGCCTTTAGTATTTACATGACTGATCCCAACATCACCCAGGAATCTCTTTCCAAACGGGTGAAGGTCACTGTAGCAACCATTAACAAATGGATCAATGAGGGCCGGTGGTCGGAGCTGAAAGCTGCGAATACGATCACGCGCAAAAATCAGATCGCTCTTTTACTCATGCAGCTCAACGAGCTAAACATGGAGATCCAAAAGCGGGAAGCCGGTAAACGTTTCGCCACGGCGCGGGAAGCCGATGCTATGATCAAGCTCGGGAAGGCAATCAAGCTGATTGATAAATCTATTACGCTGTCAGACTACATCACGGCCTTTAAGGAGTTCGGCGACTTCCTGGAGCGGTTCTCGCCCGAGCTGGCCAAGCAGCTTATAGACTATCAAAATGAATTCGTGCAAAACAAAGCGCGGGAGCTGCAATCATGAAAAGCGTAAAGCAACAGCTCACCGACTGGGAGCAGCACGTCAAGAACATCAAAAGCAGCACGCCTATCGTGCTGAACGAAAAGCCCGAAGAGCGGAAAGCGCGTATTGATCGCTTGCTGAACGATCCGCTGGCATTCATGAATTACTACTTTCCCTCTTCCGCCAGTAGTGAGTTCGCATCCTTTCATAAGCGAGCCGTTACTGAGGTTGAGAACAATCACACGAAGAAGTTTTCCTTCGGTTGGGCTATTGCCCGCGATCACGCCAAGACCACATTCTGGCAGATGTTCTCTATATATATAGCCTTGAAGGGCTGGTACGGTAAGGATTGTCCTTTCCTGTGGGTGAGCAAGACATACGATCAGGCTGCTGAAATGGTCAGTTTTATTCGCCTTGAGTTTGAGCACAACAATAGGCTGATCAATGACTATGGTGATTTGCGCACAGTTGGACAGTGGACTGACGATAAGATAGTGCTCAAGACCGGTGCAAGCTGGAAGGCACTCGGCAAGGGTCAGAGCCCTCGCGGCACAAAAAACAAGGACCGCAGACCGAAAGTGATCATCATTGATGATATAGATGATGATGAAGAGGTACTCAACGAATCGCGACTGGATAAAAGTCACGATTGGATCTGGGGGGCACTCTTCGGGGCGTTCGACATAAAGGGTAGCCACCTGTTTGTCATGCTCAACAATCTGATCGGCAAGGACAGTCTGATGTCACGGTCACTGTATGGTCATCCTGAAAAGGGGCAGAATCTGAAATTCGATTACAGCGAGGTGATCAACATTCTGGACAAAAAGGGAAAACCATCATGGTCTCGCTACACACTGGAAGAGTGTAATGCGATGATCCGAAAGATGGGCACCCGGCTTGCCAACAAAGAGTACTTTAATAATCCGGTGATCGAGGGGAAGGTATTCAAACAGGACTGGATACGTTACAAGCAGTTAATGCCTTTGCATCATTATAAGTATCTGGTGGCCTACCTGGACCCGAGCTTTAAAAACAAAAAGACTTCTGATAACAAGTCTTTGATCCTGGTCGGTCTCTATAAAGCAGAGTACCATATAATAAAGGTGTACTGCGCTAAGGCTTCTGTGAATGAAATGATCGAATGGCACTACGACCTGGACGCTTTTCTGAAGCGTCACAACGCCAGCGCTCATTTCTATATGGAGGAAGTGTTTCTTCAGGATCTTCTTTATGAAGACTTCAAAAAGGTGGCCATTGAAAAAGGTTATCCTATTCCACTACATGGCGATACGCGCAAAAAGCCTGACAAGGATTCGCGGATCTCTGCGTGCTCAGGTGACTTCGAAAGAGGTAATGTCTACTTCAATATAGAAGAGAAGGAGAATCACCACATGGTTGAGTTGCATGAACAGTTCACGCTTTTTGAAATGGGTAAGAACGGCATCGCAAAAGACGGTCCGGATTCATACGAGGGCGCCAAAGAGAAGCTGAAGACCCTTGTCTTCACTGAAGACAAACCCCTTCATGGTCGCCGCCAAAAATCTAAAAACACTTATTAACCTAAAAAACACTATGGCTTTCCTGACTGCCGACGACTACAAAGAACTGATCCAGGATGACATACTTCAATCCGTGATCGAATCGAATGACGCATTGCGTATCAGTGCCGAGCTGAAAGCTGAAGCTGAAATGACTTCATATCTGAATGTGCGCTTCGATGTCCCCAACATATTTAATAAGGAGGAGGCTGCTCGGAACGCGAGCGTGGTCATGTTCATGGTTGATATTGTCCTTTACCATTTACACAGCCGGATCAACCCCGGCCAGATCCCACAGCTCCGGATTGACCGCTACAACGAAGCCAAGCGGTGGCTGGAAATGGTCGCAAGCGGAAAGCTGCTGCCGTCTTTACCTGTCCCCGATGTTCAGCCGGATGGATACAACGATAAGGCGGTTATCCAATTCGGCGGGCTTGAGCCCCGGAACCCATACTATTAACCGGGCCGCTTAACCCTTTAGCAGCCTTTAGAACTTCATAACCACACACCACCCGACCAAAGACTAGGATAAGCGCCCGAACCGGCCCACAATCAAAATTTCATGCAATGGCAAAAACAGCTAAGAAACCTGACCAAAATCCCCAAACGGCGCCAAAAGAGCCACAGCCTGTAGATCGATTCATATATATAGGAGCCGGACTACAGCGCGGGAACCAGGATATACAGACCTGGATTAATAACGTAAAGACAGCAGAGCGCCCTTATAACCCAAACCGCCGATACCTTTACGATACCTACCTGGATATAAGCATTGACCTGCATTTAGTGAGTATGCAGGAGAAAAGAGTACGAGCCGTAAAGACCACGCCATTTGAATGGGAAGAGCTGAAAGCCGAGCCTATCATTGAAAACTTTAAAAGCCCGTGGTTCTTCGAAACGCTTGGGCACATGATGGAGAAGGTGTTCTGGGGACATACGTTGATCGAGTTCAAGATGGGTAAAGACGGGTTGATCGGTGACAGTGAAGTGGTTCCTCGTCAGCATGTCAAGCCTGAAAAAGGATTGATTACGCAGTA